ATTAGTTCTTTATTGGCATTTCCCTTTCCTGTGGCGTGTTTTTTAATTACTGTGGGTGGAATTGTTATATAATTAAATTTTTCATCTTTAAGTTTCATTTTGAGGATTCCCATATTCTCCGCAATATGAAATACTCTTCCAGTTGCAGCGAATGCATAATCTTCTAGATATACATGACTTACTCTTCCATTGAACCATCGAATACATTCAATAGTCCATTCAGAGAGCTTTTGATATCTTTCTATCTCTTGTGAATATTTAGGATATTCATGTGCCTTGAATACATCAAAGGTTTTTTGAGATTTTGTTTGTTTCAAAAAGTGAAATTTACAATTTTCAAATTTTATTTCATCATTAATTACTTCAGCCACGCATATTGCAGGAGAAGTTAAAGAGTAATCAATTCCTGCAACATATTCATTCGTAATCATCATAGAATTCTGGTTCCATCAAAATTCCGCAGAACGAACAATGAAATGCTGGTTCTGCGGATTGAACATCATCCGAATCGTAAATCATGGTATATGTTGCATTACAGTTACTACATTCTACATCCAATTCGACTTCCATTTCTCTCCAATTAAAGGTCTACTATTTCACATCCACCGTCAGCAGAACATGCCAGTTCCTGTGAAGCAACTGTATAATCTTTCTGCTCATAATTAGACAATTTTGACCAATCCACTTCTTGTGGTATTTTGGCAAAAAGTTCATCGTATTCTTGTTTTGTACAATCTTGATACGGTGCTTGTCTGTATGTATGTTCACTAAATGGTAAAAATGAAATTCCACTAATTGAATCAAAATTGTTCCACACCCATGCTCCAACATCAAACCATTCGTGTTCTTTAACAGAAACCGTAATAGATGGTTTATGTTCACACCAATGTTCTTGATATTTAGTCCAAAGTTGTAACTGTTCAATTGCAGTCATATCTTTGCGACAAATTGCATCTTTAGGACTTTCCATTGGAAAAGAAAAAACAGTTGTATGTTCTGGTTTAGTTACATCTGGTTCATTTGGAAAATTTGCCTCTTTCATCATCTTGCAAAGAGGATCTTTGTTATCTGCTCTTATAGTGCGGATATAATAAGGATTATGACGGGCATGAAT